GCACCTGTTTCTTTGAAGCCACAGGACTGAACAGCGGTGCCACCGTCACCGTCAATGCTGCGTACAACATCGGCACCATCGACATGTCGGCTAGGACGACAAATACGATGACGCTGGCGATGTCTCAGCAGCCATCAATATATGGCAATTGGATTAATGGAACAGGCACTACGGTAAGCGGAGTAGTCGTTAATACGTTTGCTGGAAGAACTACGCAAACATTTACTAGCGCCGGTAAAAATACACCCTTTGCACTATACGTTGATTCGCCAGGGGGCACGGTTGTTCTTCAAGATGCCTACTCATCCAGCACAAGCGGAAACGATGTATTGACGATAACGCGGGGCACATTTGACGCTGCAACGTATAACGTAACCCTGTCTGGGGCGGCAGCGGGTGTAAATTCTTCCAACTCAAATACAAGAACGATAGCTGTTGGTTCAGGTACGTGGACAATCTCAGGGACTACGTCGGCTTGGGCCACAAGTACCTCCACCAACCTCACCGTCACCGGCACCGGCACCATCAGCCTCACCTCAGCATCTGCCAAAACCTTCGCTGGCGGCGGCATAGCCTACACCAACATCACCCTAAACCAAGGCGGCAACGGCACCCTCACCATCAGCGGCAACAACACCTTCAAGACCATCAGCAGCACTGCCACTGCTGCCAACACCATTGCAATGGGCACCACCACCCAGCGCATCACAACGTCGTGGACTGCCTCTGGCACTGCTGGCAACATTCTCACCGTCCAAGGCTCTTCAGCTTCCTCTCCTGGAACGCTGGTCTTCACGGGCGGCGGGCAGGCTGCCAGCGTTGACTATCTGACTATCACTGGGGTTCGTGCCTATAACCTTGACAGCACATGGTACGCCGGGGCGAACTCAACCAACAACGGCTCGCTGGGCTGGATCTTTGCCGCCCCGGGCGGTACAACATTCAATGTCTCTTTCTCTGACACAGCAACGGGCTCGGATGCCGCTGCCACCACGCTCACGTTAAACGCATCTGTTTCCGATACCGCCACTGCCTCGGATACCATTTTGGGCGGGCTGCTGTATAGCTGTGATTTCTCTGACACCGTCACAGCGTCAGACAGCATTGCCGGAAGCCTGATTTACACGAGAGACATTTTTGAATCTGCCACGGGCGCAGACGCGCTTGCTGCAATCGCTGTCTTTAGTGCTGCCATAGCCGAAACGTCCACGGGCTCAGATGCGGTTGCTGTTGCGGCCTCTACCTTCGGGGCTCTTGTCAGCGAACTCGCTGCCGGCCAAGACACCGCTGTCGCTTTGCTGACGGCCCCAGCAGCGGTTTTTGAATCGGCTACGGGGGCCGACACAGCTTCCGCCGTCCTTGTAATGCAGGGGCTGTTCTCCGACACCGTCACAGCCTCTGATGTGCCGGCGGTTGCCGCATCAACGTTTAACCCATCCTTCTCCGACACCGCCACGGGCTCCGACGCGCTGTCCGCCGCGTCAATCTTCCCGGTAGCCTTCTCCGACACGGCAACGGGCTCAGATGCCCTATCCGCTCAAATGGTATTTGCCACGGCAGTGTCCGAGCTTGCGAGCGGCCTGGATGCGTTCGCGGTGGCCGCATCCATCTTTAATCCGTCGGTCTCTGAGCTTGCAACGGGCCAGGATACGCCCGCTGTGGCCGCTTCAACCTTCGGCGTGTCCCTGAGTGATGCTGCAACGCTTTCAGACGCTCCTGCGGCCTCCTTGGTACTCCCAGCGTCCTTCTCTGACACGGCCACAGCAGCCGACGCGCTGGCCGCGCAGATGATCTTTGCCACGGCGGTCTCAGAGCTTGCAACAGGCACGGATGCGCTTAGTGCCCTGGTGATCTTTGTCTCCTCGGTCAGCGAAACGGCTTCGGTCTTGGACACGCCTTCTGTAGCGGCGTCAATCTTCAACGTCTCGCTCAGTGAGCTTGCCTCGGGTCTTGATGCTGTTGATGCCGCCGGGTCGATCTTCAACGTCTCCTTCAGTGCTTCCGGGACGATTGCTGACCTTGTGGCGGGCGGCTACCTCTGGAACCCAATAGATGACAGCCAGAGTCCGAACTGGCAGAATGTCCAGAACGCGCAGGCTCCGGGCTGGGTCGAAGTGAACTCAACGCAGAGCCCCGGCTGGCAGAACGTGGTGACGACGCAGGTTCCAAACTGGACCGACATCAACGATTTTCAAAACCCTGGCTGGGTTCAGATTCAAACTTGAGAGGCGCCTATGCCAACCAGCTTCACCACCAACCTCCGTCTCTCTAACCCTGGCCTGGGGGATACGGGCTGGGGCACGACCGTCAGCAACGGGATGATCGACCTGACGGATCAGGCGATTGCAGGGCAGGCTTCGGTGAGTGTCACTGCGGCGGGGCCTTTCGTCTTGACGATGCCTGACGGCACCTCGGGCGATGCGCGGAACATGTTCCTCCGCTTCACGGGCACCCCGGGCGGAGCGCGAGAGGTTCAAGTCCCGACGAACCACAAGCTGTACTTTGTCACCAACGACTCGGACGGTGCGGTCACCGTCAAGGTCTCCGGCCAGACGGGCGTGGTGGTGCCTGTCGGCGCGTCCATGGCCCTGCGGATCAACGCGGCGGGGACTGATGTGGGGCAAGCTCTCAACACCGCTACCTCACCGACCTTCACCGGTACCCCCACTGCTCCCACAGCAACTTCCGGCACCAACACCACGCAGCTTGCCACAACGGCGTTTGTTCAGTCTGCTATCCAAGCAGCGTACCCTGTCGGCTCCATCTACATCAACGCAACCAACGCTACCAATCCCGGCACCTTGTTGGGCTTCGGTACTTGGGTCGCGTTTGGCGCTGGCCGCGTCCCTGTCGGCTTCGATTCCGGTAATCCGCTGTTTGATACCGCCGAGGAGACTGGTGGTTCAGCGAACGCCACTGTGGTCAGCCACGATCACACGTACAGCGCAACGACCGGAAATCAAAGCGCCAACCATACTCACTCTCCTACCTCAGGAAATTTCCTTGTTACAGGAACAAGTCCGTATGCCTTAAGTTTGGGGTCTGAAGTCGCTGTAGCATCTAGCACAGGCACACAGAGCGCCGACCACACGCACAACGTCAGCGGCACAACCGCCAGCACGGGCTCCAGCGGCACCAACGCCAACTACCAGCCGTACATCACGGTGTACATGTGGAAGAGAACGGCATGAACTTCGACAACGCTTTCAAGGAACTTCTCAAGCACGAAGGGGGGTACATTAATCATGCCCTCGATCCGGGCAAAGCCACCAACATGGGTATCACCGAGGCAGTAGCACGCCGGGTGGGCTACAAGGGGGCCATGCAAGACCTTCCGGTAGACCTCGCCAAGCGCATCTACCTCGAAGAGTACTGGAACGCTGTCCGGGCCGATGAACTGCCTTCGCTGGTCCGCTACGCCGTCTTCGACGCTGCGGTGAACTCTGGGGTGCGGCAGTCGGTTCTGTGGCTCCAGCGGGCCCTTGGCGTGGCTGATGATGGTTCCCTGGGGCCGAAGACTGTGGCCGCTGCCAACGCGGCCAATCCCGATGCCCTGCGGGCGCGGCTCATCAGCCAGCGTTTGCGCTTCCTGACCAACCTCGACACCTTCGGCGCCTTCGGGCGCGGCTGGACCCGGCGCTGCTGCGACATCATGGAGATGTGATATGCGCCCCTTCGCTGTCTTGTTCGCGCTTCTCCTGGTGGGGGGTGTTTCTGGCAGCGTTATGGGCGACGGCCTGGGGCCCATCGCTGAGGTCCGGTCAGGGGACGCCCGGGTAGAGCTTCACCGAGAATTTGGCCCGTGTGTGGGCTTTGCCCGCTGGGCACTGTACCTCCAGGACAAGATCCGCGTGCCGGGGTGCTGGATTCTGGTGGAGGAGTCTGTTCAAATCGCATGGCTCGACGGGGATGTTTCCGTGATCCCGGCACGAGCCTTCCGGGAACCCATGAGGTTGTGATGGAACCAATTGATCTGAAAACCTTGAAGGCACAGGCTGCTGTAGAACTTCAGCGCCTAGAGGCTCAAGCCACAGCAAAAGAGGTCGCGGCCAAGGCCATCGGAAAGACGGCCATCATCTGGATCTTTCTGCTGGTCCTCGTGGGCGTGGTGTCGTCGGCCTTCCTAAATACCGAGGCGCTGCCTGCCGTCATTGGGCTTGTGGCAACCGCCACCATGGCTTTGATACAGATGGTCAACGGCATCGTCAACGAGACCAAGAAGGAAGAGAAGCCCGAGATCACCATCATCAAGGAACTGATCGACCGGCTGGACAAGCCTGAGCGGCATGAGCCGTCTATGAAGGTCAATGTGGAAGGCGACAAGGTCACTGTCCAGCGCGGTGATGATGTCATCACGACCAAGGGGTAATCATGCTTAGCCTGCTCTCCACCCTCGGTGGCCTCCTGATCAGCGGTCTGCCAAAACTGCTGGAGTTCTTCCAGAACAAGTCCGACCAGAAGCACGAGCTTGCCCTGGCTAGACTCCAGACGGAGCGCGAGCTTCAGCTTGCCGCCCAGGGCTATGCCGCCCAGGCCAAGATGGAGGAGATCCGCACCGAGCAGGTTGCGATGCAGACTGAGGCGCAGATGACCCAGGCTGCGCTGCAGCACGACGAGAAGGTCTTGGATCGTGCCAGCCGGTGGGTGGCGAACTACGTTGGGACGGTGCGCCCCACGGTCACCTACATCTTCATCATCGAGCTTGTGTTGATAAACGCAGCCCTGACGCTCTATGTCTGGAAGCATCCTGGCCTGATCCAGAGTGTTGATGACCTGATCCGCGTGACGGCCATCATCTTTAGCGAAGATGAAATGGCGATGTTGGGCGGCATCATCGGCTTCTGGTTCGGGAGTCGGCAGTGGAGCAAGAAGTGAAACTGAGCCCGGTTGGCGCAGATCTCATGCACAGGTACGAGGGCTACCGCACGCGGCCCTACCTGTGCCCTGCGCACATCTGGACCATTGGGTACGGGCATGTTCTGTATCAGGATCAGATTCGCCTACCCATGGTGCGTCCGCCTGACAAGACCACGCGGGAAATCCCGATGATCCGTCGGGAGTACCCGCTCAAGCCGGAGGACAACCGTGTCTGGTCCAAGGAAGAGATCGAGAGACTATTCTCGATGGATGTCGCTGCTTTTGAACGAGGCGTTCTTCGTCTGGTTCCCGGCTGTGCTGGTCATCAAGGCCGGTTCGACGCTTTGGTCAGTTTTGCGTTCAATGCAGGGCTAGGCAACCTCCAGCGCAGTCAGATCCGCATGAAGGCCAATCGCGGCGACATCGATGGCGCTGCTGATGCGTTTATGCAGTGGACCAAAGGTGGCGGCAAAGAACTTCCGGGCCTCGTCAAGCGCCGCCGTGATGAGCGGACGCTGTTCTTGAGGTAATGCTATGCCCCTGAAGACGCTACAACTTCGTCCCGGGATCTTCCGGGAAAACACCCGCTACTCCGCAGAAGGCGGATGGTACGAGTGCGACAAGGTGCGTTTTCGCTCCGGGCAACCGGAGAAGATTGGCGGCTGGCAGCAGCTCAACAACGATACCTTCCTGGGTATCTGCCGCGCCTTGTGGCCTTGGAACATCTACCTGGGCCTGGGCACGCATCTGAAGTACTACGTGTACTACGGGCAGTACTACGACATCACACCGATCCGAGTCACTGGGGCGCTGACGTCTCTCAACACCTATAACGGCTTCCCGTATGTCGCCGTGGTTGACACCTCGACCGGTGTCGGGACATTTGTCAACGGACTGCTCACGGTGGGTTCCTGCGTCACCTTTACGTCCCCCGGGACTATTGGCGGCATCAACCTCAATACTGCAGGTGTTGGCGGCACTTCCGAGTATCAAATCCTCTCGAACGTCACGCTGATTACTTGCTCCTCCAGCGGCACTACGTTGACTGTCAGCGCGGTAAACTCTCCAGGGATCATTGTTTCCGGGGCTTCGCTGGATTACAACGGCGAGACGCGCACAATCACTGGCACGGGCGGGGCGGGCGTGTACACGCTCAGCAGTGCGTTTACGAGCGACATCCCTGCGGGCGCGCAGCTTGGCGCCGAGAACGTAGCTACGTATTTCATCCAAGCGTCCACCAACGCTACCTCTAGTGCTTCAGGTGGTGCAGGGGTAGTGTCTAACTACCAAGTCAGCGCCGGATCGGAACTCCAACAAGTTACCAGTACGACAAGCACGGGCTGGGGCGGGGGCGGCTGGGGCAGCGGAAGCTGGGGCGGAGGCGGTGCGTTCACTTTTGGCAACCCCCTGCAGATCGGGCTGTGGAACCACGCCAACTTCGGTGAGGATCTTATCTACGGCCCCAAGGGCGGCGGGATCTATTACTGGGACTCTTCAGCGGGATTCACGAACCGTGGTGTAGACATCTCCACCCTGCCCGGCGCCAGCGACACGCCGTCTGCGGCGCTCTTCCGGCTTGTCTCCGACGCCTCGCGCTTCGTCCTGGCCTTCGGCACGACGGACTATGGCTCGACCACGCTCAACCCCATGCTGATTCGCTGGTCGGATCAGGAAAGCGCCGCCAACTGGACCCCCGCCGCTACGGGGCAGGCGGGAAGTCTGACGCTGTCTCGGGGCTCGGCAATCGCTGCTGTGGCGCAGACGCGTCAGGAGATCCTGGTCTGGACGGACACGGCGTTGTACTCCCTGCAGTACCTCGGCCCGCCTATTGTCTGGGGCTCGCAGATCCTTGCTGACAACGTCACCATCGTCAGTGACCGTGCCTGGGCTGTGGCCGCAGGCGTTGTGTACTGGATGGGCGACGAGAAGTTCTACGTCTTCGACGGGCGCACCAGCACGCTGAACTGCGACATTCGCAAGTTCATCTTCGACGATTTCAATCAAGGCCAAAATCTTCAGGTCTTCGCGTCAACGGTTGAGCAGTTCAGCGAAGTGTGGTGGTTCTACTGCTCCGCTTCCTCGACTACGGTTGACCGCTACGCCGTCTACAACTACGCTGAAAAGATATGGTACTACGGCACTTTGGCGCGGACAGCCTGGAACGATGCCAGCGTGTTCTCCAATATCCCAGTAGCGGCGGATTACAACAACCGGTTGGTCTACCATGAGATCGGTTGTGATGATGCGGCAACCACTACCCCTGCACCAATCGACTCTTACATCGTCTCTTCCGAGTTCGACATTGACGACGGCCACAACTTCGGGTTCGTCTGGCGGATGCTTCCTGATGTGACCTTTGGGGGGTCTACCACAACGGTTGAGAACCAATCCTTGACGATGTCTCTCCTGCCCCTGCAGAACTCGGGCTCCGGCTACACGCGGGGCGTCACCAATGTGGCACCTTCGGCCAATATGTCGGTGGCGCTCCAGAGCGAACGCACGGTACAGCGTGACGCCAACAACGGTGTCGAGAGGTTCTCCGGCACCGTCACGCCCTACCAGGGCAACTTGTACATCCGCGTGCGTGGCAGGCAGATGGCGGTCAAGGCACGTTCAAACTCGCTGGGTGTCCAGTGGCAGTTGGGCAAGTTCCGGATCGATCTCCGTCCTGATGGGCGCAAGTCATGACAATCTGGGCCAACATCATCAAGCGGTTCAAGGCTCCGGCCTTGCCGCTCCCCACGCGCACCTATGATGCGCAGTACTTCGATAAGCTGCTGAGCATCCTTCGGATCTACTTCAACCAACTCGACAATCTTTTGGAGCGCATCGTGGACGGATCTGCAACAACTGTCCCAA